AGGTACGCGTCGTGGAGCACCACATATTTGCCCACCAGTCCTATAGTGACCTTTTTAACAGCGTTTTTGGCGCGGCTGACCATTTCCGTCCATTCGGAAAGATCGGGCTTGCGGTTCTCAAGGCCAAGATGGTGGCAGACAACGTCCGCCAGACCCTCTTTTTCAAGCCAGAGAGGTACCTCGTACAAGGACGGAGCTGTAAGATTCTGGATAACGTCCTGACTGCGGACATTGCAGAACAGGGCGATCTTATTGCGCATATCCTCCGGAATTTCCTTTTCCGAGCGACAAACTAAAATATTCGGCTGAATGCCTATGGAAAGCAGTTCCTTTGTGGAGTGCTGAGTGGGCTTGGATTTAAGCTCCTCGGAACCCGCTATGTAGGGGATAAGGGTAACGTGAATATAGATGGCGTTTTCCCTGCCAACCTCGGTAACGACCTGTCTAATGGCCTCAAGGAAAGGCGTGGACTCGATATCACCCACCGTGCCGCCGATCTCGGTTATTACAATATCGGTGTTGGTCTCCTTGCCGACGCGGTAGGCACGCTCTTTTATCTCATTCGTAATGTGGGGGATCACCTGAACCGTACCGCCCAGATAGTCCCCGCGGCGTTCCTTGTTGAGAACGGTCCAATATATCTTACCGGTGGTAACGTTTGAATTAACTGACAGGTTCTCGTCGATAAAACGCTCATAGTGACCGAGGTCAAGGTCTGTCTCTGCGCCGTCGTCTGTCACAAAGACTTCGCCGTGCTGGTAGGGAGACATGGTTCCCGGGTCCACGTTTATATAGGGGTCGAACTTTTGAATAGTGACCCTGTATCCGCGCGCTTTGAGCAGACGTCCCAGAGAAGCTGCGGTGATGCCTTTTCCGAGCCCCGAAACGACTCCGCCCGTTACAAAAATATACTTTACCGGCATAATAACGATCCTCCATTAAGGTTGAGTTGAACGATTGCAATATTTATATTATTATACCATTTTTCAACAAAAAAAGCAAGCAAAATTTTATTCATTTATTATTTGTTAATTCGGCAGTTTTTACAAATGCCGCAGAGTCGCGTCAGGACTTTAGCGCGGGTGCGGCATACGGGTCTTAGCATTAATGTTATAAAACTTTTTCGGCATTCCGCACAATGTCTGAAATAACAGCAATTTATACATATTATGACAAAGTATATTATAAAATGTTACAATATTTTATAATAAAGTTGAATTAAGCCGTACAATAATTTATAATAAATATATCCGATATCGGTTTGTGCGTTTTCGGCGTGTCCGTATGTGCGTGACGGATATTCACATTTCGGTGATAAAGCTGAACGGAAGAACGCCATACGCCAAAAGATCTATAATACAAGCACCTAACAAAAGAAACAACAGAAAAGGAGAACAACAATGGAAGTGCTGATCTGCTCGGCAAAGAAGCCGCTCTGGAAAAGACTGTTTGCTCTGACGGACAAGTTTTTATGCAGAAAGAAAAACAGGTATATGTCGGTAAATACCAATCTTATCGCAAACCGCCGCGTTTTACTGAAAGCGGTAAAAAAATACGGAACCTTCGGTTCGGTCATAGTAATAATAGACGTCGGTTCTTTCGCTGACTGGCAGAGCATAGCGGAAGAGCTTGAAAAAGCTGTAAAAGGTGTAAAAATATGCCTTGTGTCGGAAAGCGACAGCGAGGCGGTGGAGGCAATAAACAGCCTTTCTTCCCTGTGCGGATACGTTCGCGAAAAGCAGCTTTCCAAAATGTACGCCGATGTCATATACCGGCTTTGCAGCAGACTAAAAACTATCTGCGGGGGAATAGCGGTAACAAGATACAGCAGCGTTGAAAAGATAATCCCCTACTGCGATATTTACTACTGTCATACGACATATGAAAACAAAGTTTTGTTATAGATAAATCTTGGTAGACATAGAATGTCATTAAAAAAATTTGCATAAATGCAAAATTATGCATGATTAAGCTTGACAAAAATATCAAAGAATTTAACAATTATGAAAGCCGCATTTTACAGTCCTAAAACTGTCATAAAATGCGGCTTAAATTATTGTATCATTCGCTGTTCATCTTATCTTCGAGGAACTTAGCAACCTCAGAATACAACTCCGGACGTTCCCTTGCCATAGTTTGGAACACCATGCTTTTAATTTGCTCAAAGCCTGCAGATGACAAATCCTTATTCTTTAGATCAATGTCCTTTTTGTAGCTTGCCGCTTTAATGAGAGTTGTTGCGTGCTTAATGAGTTCATCGGGCTTTATTGACCGCCATTGTTCCTCGGGCATTTTGTTAATGCTTTCAAGGATATAATGTGCAAGCAGTTTCAGAATGCCTTCTCCTGTATCAAGATCGGGATATCTGTTAAGTTCCTCGGTAATACATCGGAAGTTCTCCTGAGCCATTCTTAATGTTGTAAGCGATTCATTAAGGTTCTTGGCGTATCTGCAGATAGCCGCTTTGGATATCTGAGTATCAGTCTCACATTGTATGTATTCGGCTATTTCCGCATAAGTAAAATCGGATTTTATCATTTCCTCGACTTCATCTTTTATATTCGGCGGCAGCTTGTCTATCTTACTGTGTTTTCTGCGGCTCATAAGATTCCCCCTTTTTACAGATGAACAAGCGGATCGTCAATAGCGCATTCAAGAAGGCGCGTTCCTTTTGCCGTAAGCTTTGCTTCCAGATCGTCATATGAATAATCTGATATAGCAGCCGGTTCCTTGGTAAGGATCGTTCTGCACTTAAGATATCCCTCGTCACAAAGATAGTCCATGCTCTTTATCACGTCTTTTTCCGATACAAACGGCAGCGCATACATGATATCCTTTATTTTAAAATATTTATGAGCAATCATATTAAATATCCTCATGATTGAGCCGTTGTTATCCTTGAAATTGCCGTTTTCAATAAGCTGCATCTGTTTTTTCTGATCCATTGCTTTTCCTCCTAATATTTATTTGGCAATACTCTTTCTTATATAATCGTAACATATAAAAATGTTATTATCTATTCTTACAGAAAAATATTTTATAATAAAGAGCGGATAAAACAATCAAATATGCAGCGATGATTCAAGCAGCGCTAAAGTTAAATTTATTCGCCCGTTCTAAAATTATGGAGTTGAATGTATTCGTAAGCAACTTTACCGATGGTATCGCCGTCAACTTTGACAGTAGTATCAACGTGATTTTTAAGGACAATATTTTCGGCGGATGGCGTATGTGAATTTTGCGTTTGCAGTTTATACTGTGAGCCATGCATATTTGCCATATACAGCTGTTCCGATGCAGCTATTTCTTGAAATTCACTAAGTATATTTTCATTTAACTGTGCAGTAAATTTCATGTAAAGGTCGTTTAAAGCGTCGTTAAAGCCGCTTGCCAGTTCGCCGCCTTTTTCTTTTCCAATGGCGTATATATCCTGCTCCGAAAGAGCATTTATAATGCTGTCGGTAAAATTCAGATCAGCAGAGCCGAATAGTATTCCGTTGTTGCAGGCATCGAAAAAGCTGTCAGTGAAATCCGATATTTTTTCGGAAAGATTTTCCGTTTCAGAAAGTCCGTCAATAAATGAATCCAAAGCTTCCGATCCAATAATGTGTATTTTATTGGGAAGCGTTTCAAATTCTGCAATAACGGTATTTACAAGCTCTGTGTTCAGTTCTTCCATTTCGGGCGCGTAAAGCTCGTTTGCAAGATCGGAAGCAAGCTTTTCCCGTTCGGAATAAAGCTTGTTTATTTTCTTAAATTCCGCGTCGGACATTTTTGCAAAATTTTCAGCTATAAAAGAACCGTCGTCAAAATCGTAGGAGGTCAATTCGCTGAGAATTTCCTGTGAAGCTCCGCGATCCTTAAGCTGCTTGATGTAGTCGTGGTATTTTTGCATTTTATCCATTTGCTTTTGCAGATTTTCCACGCTGTATGTTGTAGTCTCAACTCCGTTTTCATCGGTTCCGGAATCTATAGATATAAAATCTCCAACAGAGAGCAAACGATTTTTATAGCTGTCAACAGAGCTTTCCAATTCGCTGAATGCGGTTCTGTATTCATTTACTGTTTCAGAAAGACTATCTCTAATTCCGTTTATTTGTTCTTTCTGCGCTTCATGCTGATAATCAATAATAGTTTTGTAATAGTCATACCATTCATCGGAATATTCGGGGCAGTATTTTTGAATGTAAGCAAGCTGCATTTTATAAGCGTCCTCGGCTGAAATAAGCCCCATTGACTGTATGCGTGAGATGTTGTTCCATTCGTTTTCACGCGCCTTACGTTGCTCCTCGGCAGCTTCTTCGGAAAGTCTGAGAGAATTTTCCGCATAGTTCTGCTGATAGTCGTACAGCTCCTCGTAATACTTCCAGTGATCCTCAAGATCGGAGTTTCCGTACTGTTCCAAAAGCGCGGATTTCTGCGCCCAGAGTTCCGCTTCGGTTGCGATCACTCCGGTGGCGTATTTGTGTTCAAGCTGCTTCCACCCATCAATCAGAGCGACGGTGGCGGCTTCCTGCACGGAGGCTACCGTCTGCATACCGTCAGCATACAGCTTTGAAGCGGAGGAAATCTGACTGCTTACAAAATCCGAAAGCGGATTTGTGCCCGTAATTTCTATTTCGGTTGAAAATTTTTTACCTACCAGATTTTCAAATTCTTCGGCAGCGGCTTCATATCCGCTTTGTAATTTGTTTAATTCCTCAATTTCTAATTTTATTGAGTTAATACGTTCAGCGATCGCTTCTTTGTTATATGATGTAAAATCCCCATTGTCAAAGCTGCCGCCTCCGCCGCCGTGATCCTGCGATTTTTTAAATTCCTCGATCTCGTTCCGGAGCTGCTGTTCGAGTTCCTCTTTTTTAGCAATTACATTATCAATGTTTTGGATCGTCTCATCATATGCAGGCTGTGCGTTACGGATCTGAGCTTCAAGCCGCAGGTTATCTATGTAATTTTCCATTGATCCCGAAAGAGCTTCGTAGCCTTGTATCTGACCGTTTATATAGTCAATATTCAAGCTGTAGTTTTCATTAAGAAGTCCAATAATTTCATTTACCCGTTCATTCTCAGCGATAACGTTTCCTGTTTCGTCAACATAGCCGCGAAGCTCGTTCCAAAGCTTTTGGATATTGTTGATCTCAGCAGTGTCAGCCGCATTCTTTTCAGCTTGGGATTTTTTCAGGCCTTCAAATTCTTCTCTTTGTTTCTGCAGGGCGTAAGTTTCAGCGTTAGTATTAGCTACAAAATCCTGCATAGGAGCTGACGTATCCATATTGGAAACATAAATCGCCAACGCGCTTGCCGCCGCCATTGCCCCTGCGGCGATCAATGCGTAAACATTAAGACTTGCAACGGCGTTAAATGAATTTTGCGCGATTATTGCTCCCTCTGTAGCAACCTTATATGTAACAACCGCCGCAGCCGCAGCTCCCGTAACAGCGGCAACAGTGTCAAAATTATCCGTGATCCAGGCAAACGCATTGATAGCCGCAGGAAGAACGTCCTCCGCAACAAGCTTTAGAGTTGAACCCGCAATTTCTGACATTCCATTGGCAACCTTATCGAAAGAGCCTGACAGTTCCCCGTCGGTAAGACTTTCCGTAAGCTCGCCGACAGAAGCCGTGACCTCCTGTACCGCCGACCGCATAGGAGTTTGAAATTTCTCATACGCCGCAATACCCAGCCCCTCAAGCGCAGACTGCATAATAGTAAGGTCTCCCTTTAGGTTATCGTCCATAGTAGCCGCCATTTGTGCCGCAGCTCCCGCGCAGTCGGATATGTAACCGCTCAGCTCATCGAAACGTTCCGAGGACGTACCCAGAAGTGCGTTTACCGATTTCAGATCGACCTTATTAAAAATCTCGTTGAGTACGGCGGTACGTTCCTGATCGGACAGGGACGATAACGCTGTGTTAAGGTCTGCAAAGGTATCTTCAAGCGGACGCATTGCACCCGAAGCGTCGAAAGCCGTAACTCCCAGACTTTCAAGCGCGGCTGCCGCCGTATCGGTAGGAGCAGATAAAGACAGGATAACGTTTCGCAGAGCAGTACCACCCTCCGAGCCTTTGATACCGTTGTCGGCAAGTATGCCGAGGGCAGTGTTCATTTCTGTTACGCCGCCAGACAGCATTTTAGCTGTTCCGCCGACTGTAAGAATAGCCTCGCCGAGTTGTGACACGGACGTATTGGACTTTTGTGCCGTCACCGCCAGCTTGTCCGAAAAGTCCGCCATTTGAGACGTTTCCAGTCCCAGCGCGGACATAGCGTCGGTAACCATATCGGAAGCGGCGGCAAGTTCCATGCCGCCAGCCGCCGCGACATTCAGAACCGTAGGCAGAGCCGCTACCGCCTTGTTAGCGTCGTACCCCGCGAGGGCAAGATAATTCAGAGCCTCGCCCGCTTGTGAAGCGGAAAATTTTGTGCTTTCGCCCATTTCCTTAGCAGCGTCGGAAAGCGTCTGAAATTCTGCCGTTGCTGACGTTATACCCATAGTAGCCGCAACCTGCGACATGGAAGCCTCAAAACCGGAGCCGACATTCAGCATTTGTGCGGGTATTTGTGCCGCAATACTGCCGATTTGTTTCGCTATATCGGCGGCAAGCATTCCTAAAGCCGTACTTCCTATTTGATTTAAAGTGCTTAATCCTTTTTCAAACCCTGAATTATCAATTCCTGTTCCGAAAATCAAAGTTCCGTCAAAGCTCATTTGACCAGTCCTTTCATAATATAAATTTTGCCGCCCTTATAAAAGAGCGGCATTTGGTAAGTATTTGAATTATTCTGAAAGCTGCTCCGAAATCTCGTTGAAATAATTTGAAGATTCAATAAGCGCCCATTGCAAACCGGAACACGTTAAATATCCCGCGCACTGACAGCAATAGTCGTATGCAAGTTTTTTCTTCTGTTCGTAATTCAGATAGGGAACGGGCATTGAAAGACCGTTTTCGGCAGCGTAATTGGAAAGCGCGTTCAGCATTATGGCATTTCCCTTATGCCTGTTTGCCAGAATGTCAAACTCTTTCTGAGAAATTTTGATATACTTGTTATCCAAGAGCGCAAGGTCTGCCGTGTTTACGTTATTTCCCGAAATATTTTCAATTGATTTTTGAAGCCTTTCAAGGTAATCGCTGTGTGCTTCCGAAAGAAGCTTGTTATGGTTATTGTATGCGTTTTTCTTTTGGGCATTGTAATCACTTATACGGGTATCTATATATTCCCGTGAGTAACTGCGGTTCGCTTTTATCATTTCGATATCGGCGTCGATTTCTTCAATTCTGCTTCTGCAGCTGTTAATTATGCTTTTCAGCATATCACTGTATCTTGACACAGATCGCACTTCCTATTCTGTTAAAATTTTTTCGGCATTTTCATCTATGGTTATGAAAAGCGGCATATTAAAAATATCATCAAGCTTACGAATAGCTTTATCACGTATTTCCTCGGCAAGCTGTATTTTTTCATTGCGGCTTGTAAAACTGATAGGGACGTTTATTTTATGAAGCCTTGCATAGTTGGAAATAGCCTCATGCATAGAATAATTGTCCTTATGCTTTTGAGCAATTTTCAGAAATTCACTTTCGGACAGCGAGATCAGTTCCGATGAAAGAATTGCTAAATCGCTGTAATCCATGCAGCCGTTTCCTTTTGCTTCTCTGATCAAGTCATCAAGCCGTTTGACGTATTTGTTAAAGGCTGTTGAAATAGCCTCGCTTGCTTCATCAACAATGTAGTAATACTTGTTCCTGATGTTTGCAATAAATTTTGTTTTACCTATTTCTGTAAAATACGGATTACCGCATATTGATATGATAGCCGATTTACACGGCGTTGAATCAATTTCAGAAGCCGCCTTTTTGAGTATGCTTCTTATTTCCGTTACATATGCTGACATATCATTTCGCCCCCAAATACTCTGCCGAGCTTCGGCTGCTTACAACACTGCAGAGCGGAACGGAAAGATTTTGATTCAACTCGCGGTTGAGAAATATCCAGAATTGAGCAAGCTCGTTAGCGTCAAGCGTATTCTCCTGTTCAGCAGGGAAAATACGCTCTGTTTCATCTTCCCCGATAAAATATGCGATACCCTGTTTAAGCTTCTGAACGACAGCAGACGTGTTTTTGCAGTATACGATTTCTCTTCCGACCGTGAGGATTTTATCAAGAAAGCTTACAGTTTTTTTAGGGAGTTCGTATGTTTTCCCATAAGCTTCTACAATCCTCGGCGAACCGTTATACTCAAACCTTGCCGTTGCTTCCTGTGTACCCGTTACACATTTTTCGTTTTCATTCATATAAATTCCTCCTAAAAATTATTTTGAGCCTTTCGGCTTGCTTTTGTAATAATCTTCGATGATACGGTATACAGAAACGATAGATAAATTATATTTTCTTGCTAACTGTTTGTAATTTCCACCATTGAATTCAGAGCATATATATCTATTTCTAATATCCATGCACATATTAGTTGGAACTTTAATATATATATTTTCACCGCCGTAATTTCTTACTAATTTCTTAAAATTTTCAAGACCTATACAATCAGCAAGTTCACGGTCGTTTTCGTC